AAAAAGTGGACGTATTGGCGGCATACGTTGAGCCGGAGGATACGTGGTACTTAATTCCCGTGGTAAAGCTCAATGGCAACATGAGTGTATATTTGAACCCAAACACAAAACTCAACGGGAGGTTTGAGGTATGGAAAGACGCATGGAACGTATTTCAGAACGGAGGGATACCTGGGTGACGCATCCATTGTCCATAGAACCCGATGACGATTGGTTGTGCGATGAGTATTGGGGAGATCCGGAGGAGGAGGAGGATGAGAAGAAACGTACGCAATCCCGTACAGATGAACGTAAAGCGGTAAAGATCGGTAGGATACTACAAAGCTATGGACACACCCAAAGAGACGAAACCAAAGAGCAGAGGGACGGATGGAACTGCATATGATAATATTTTGGTTAAGCGTAACATGGATGGCGTGGACGCTATGCAAGGGATTGAGACACTAACGGCATTGGCACTAGCGGAATACTGGGATGCCCCAAATGGAGAAAAAAATATGGATGACGATGATTACGACTGCGAAAACGAAAACATTGTGGCAAAGCGGAGTGCTGCCGGATGGGTGCTATGTGCCACATGCGGTGTGGACGTCCACGATGAAGACATTGCGGAAGGAACCGGCTGTGATTGCACCGATGTTTGACGGAGAAAAGTGCATGGCATCGTTCCATGCTTACGACGTGGACACGGTATTGCGCTACGGCATGTCGGCGGAAGTGCTGGAACAAATAGATGACTTCCGCCAGTGGTTACGAAATATCGTGAAGCACGGTGGCCCTGAGATGAACGGCAAATTAGTTTACCACGAGGAGACCGCAATCAGGATTTGGGAAGCCCTCAATGAAAAAGTCTCCGACCACAATTAAGGGATGGAGTGCTTATCACTGGAAAAAGTTCGGGAGGTGTTTACCGACTACCGCTGCGAAGGATTACAAGTCCACTGTATCAAAGATCGGGCCAACACCATTACAATTAAGCCCGGAAACTTTGGAACGGATACGCACCGCTGGCTCGTTGGAAATGAAGAAGTCCCGGCGGCAACGCTTGAAGCGGCGTTAGTGGTGGCGTGTGAGGTGGTGAACCGTGGCTAACATCACCTATGCAGACGAAATAGACCCGTACTTTGGTATCCCGTGGCCCGAAGGCCAGTTGAGATATGACAAGGGAGTTTTGGTATGCGCTCTCAGCGATTACGAGGTAGACGAGCTTACGGAGCGAGATCCGCAACAGGCTGAGACTTTGACCAGGTTATTGCTAGACCAACCCAAGGCTGAGAAGGACGACCCCATAGCATGGGGATGGACTCTACCCTCGTGGCGCAGGGTGATGGAGAACTGGAACGACACCAAGCTACACATCATTCTTGGCGGTAATCGTAGCAGTAAGTCCGTTTTTGCATCCCGTATGCTTATGCACATGGCGATGCAGATACCCGAAGCTGAGTTACGCTCCATGCATATTAGTGAGGAGCGTAGTATATCGGATGCCCAGAAGTATATGCACGCCGCATTGCCCATGCGTTACAAGCGAGGAAAAAAGAAGAGCGAAAACCACAGTCTGCTCTACTCACAGAAGAACGGGTACAGCGACAACAAGATGATTTTGCCACCCACTGACGAAACCGTGGAGCGTGGAAGCACGGTATACTTCAACAACTATCGCCAGTATATGGCGGATGCCCAAATCTTTGAGGGTTGGAACGCTCACTGTATTGCATGTGACGAAGAAATCAGTGAGAGTATTTTCAACACCCTGCTTGCTCGCCTTACCGACTTTCACGGCAGGTTAATTTTAACCTTCACTACCCTACAGGGATGGACACCATTGATAAACACGCTTCTAAAGGGCGCTGAAGTGGTGGAGAAGCGGTACAGTAAGCTAATTGGGAGAGACCTCCCCGTGGAGCAGATAAGCTCCAATTGGCCTGACTGCCGGATATACAACTGGTGGAGTGAAGATAGTCCATTCATTGATTCAAATGAGCTTATCCGCACTTACTCCAAGCAACCTCTTGAGGTGAAGCTCGCCAGACTATTCGGCATACCCAGCAAGAGCTTCCACGGCAGATTCCCAAAATTCAACAGAGAAGTCAACGTAGTACCGCACGATCAAATACCCTTCATTAAAGATCCCACCCTGCCGGTCACCCGATACTTTTCCTGCGACCCCGGTGGAAGCAAGCCGTGGGTAGCCATATGGGCGGGAGTGATGGACAATGGACACATCTACATCTACCGCGAGTTCCCCGATCAGACGATGGGCGTATGGGCATTGCCCCACGTTAATGGGGCGGGACGATCCACGGGTAAACCCGGCCCAGCGCAGAAACCTCTGGGTTGGGGATATGCGGACTACTCCAACTACTTCAAAGACCAAGAAGAGGGAGAGGAGATATTTGAGCGCATCGTTGACCCACGAATGGGAGCGGCTACGGTGCGTACCAAAGAAGGTACGAGTAACATCATAAACAGCATGACGGACTTGGGGTTCGTGTTTCGGGCAGCACCCGGTCAAGAGATAGAAAGCGGGTGCGCGGCTATCAACGACTTACTTAGTTGGGACGAGGCAGATCCGCTAACGGAGAAGAATTGCCCGAAGCTTTACGTAAGTGACCAATGCGACAATACCATCAGTAGCCTCATGGAATACACGGGGACGGGAGGATCGGCGGAACACTTCAAGGATTTCCCTGACTGTATCCGGTATCTCGTTACCAGCGGTGCGGAACACGTCACGCACAACATGCTTCAAACCACCGGTGGTGGTGGATATTAGTTGACGCTTACCGAGTCTACTCGTAGTTTTGCAATGCAAACTATGGATGCAAGCGACCCAGAACTCTTGTACGCTAGTAAAGAACCGGATGTAGACTACCTCATCCAAGCGTACCAGACTACACAGAGTGATCTTGGCGAATGGCTAGACCGCCGCCAGAGGGACTGGGATGTGCGGAACTGCCAATGGGCGGGTAAATCCAGTGACTTTAAGAAGCACACTTCATTAACTTCCACCGGCGAGGTATTTCCTTGGGACGGGGCAAGCGACCAAGAAGTGCGCCTAGCGGACGAACTGATCGGGTGCAGGGTGGCAATGTGCATGAATGCCATACGCCGCGCTCACATAGTGGCTACGCCTACGGAAAGTAACGACGTGGCTAGAGCCTCAGTAATAAGTAACTTCCTGCGATGGTTAATTCAATCTCGCATGGATGAATTTTACTCCCAGTGCGAACTTTCATTGAATCACCTTTTTGAAAAGGGGTTATCGGTAACTTACGTTTATTGGGACTCCCACGACCTGAAGCAACAGCAGTCCATAAAGATGGATGAGATTGCCCAAGCTATGCCGGAAATGGCGCAAGTAATAGCTGACGGCTCAATGGATGCCCAGATCGTGGAATTGCTCAAAGAGAACTTTAAGGTGAGCAAGAGTAAGGGTAAGGCCATGCTCAGAGAATTGCGCAAGGACGGAGAGACCACAGTACCCGTAACGCGACAGGTTATAAACCAACCGCGCATTAAGGCTTTAAGCCCGGACGAAGACGTATTCTTTCCCTCGTGGACAATTGACCCACAGCAAGCTCCGTATTGTTTTCACGTATTGAAGATGACGCCGGAACAGTTGAAGGCGAAAGTAAGCTCCGAGAAGTGGGATGAGGAGTTTGTAGACGCGGCAATAGATTCCAATGCTCGTGGCGAGGATAACTCCGGCAACAATTGGAGACTCCGCGACAACTTGGACGTCACCGACGTGGATGACCAAACGATAGATATTGTTTATACCTATCAAAGACTTTTGGATGAAGATAACATCCCCGGAATATTCTGCACGGTCATGTGTCCATCCGTACCTGAGTTGTACGCAAAGCACACCCTGCTGGATTACGGGAATGGTCAATACCCACTGATCGTAACCAAGCTGGAAGAAACTTCAAAGCGGATGTACTCAAGCCGCAGTTACCCCGAATTGTGCGAGTCGCTTCAGCAAGTGCTCAAAGTAGAAACCGATTCACTTATTGACCGCACTTCCCTAGCTACTTTACCACCACTGGAATATCCGATGGGACGCGCTCCATCCTCATGGGGGCCGGGTGTAAAAGTGCCATACCGCACACCTGGAGAGACTCATTTTGCGGACACCCCAAGGTTTGATCCGGGCAATATTGAGATCCGTAGATTTATCACCCAGAGCGCAAACAACTATTTCGGGCGTAACGCACAGGGCGTTGACCCCGTGGAAGCTCAAGCCAAGCAGCAAGCAATCGTAGACAAGGTATTCTCGCATCTCAAGCAAGTCTTGGATCAAGTGTATAGCCTCTACCAACAGTACGGGCCTGACGAAGAGTTCTTTCGGGTAACGGGTGTGAACGACATTCAGAAGTTCGCCAAGGGCGCTGCGGGTGAACGGTTTGATTTTTGGTTACAATTTGACGTGGCAACCCAAGACCCCACCCAAATGGTGGAGCGTGTGAAAGCCATCGCGGAGCTAGGTGGTATGCTGGACAAGAACGGCACTCTGGACACGGAGAAGCTACTACAGATAGCCGTAGGGCAGTTATTGCCCGGAGCGGCTGACAGCGTAATGCTACCCACTGAGACTGCATCCGCGAAAGCGATGGACGAGGAACGGCAAACAATCGCAGAGATTTATGCCGGAGTGCCACCCAACGTCAAAGAGGGTGATGCGCA